CCGAAGGATAGTAACCAGACATTTCGTCTCGTCTCATAGTTCCGCCCATGTTTTTTTTAGCTCTGCCGCCAGTTGCGTATCTTGTTCTTCCTGGTCTTACTCCGTTTTGTCTCATGTTATCTCCTTATACTATTTTTTAGCTTTTGTAAATGCTCTTCCTAAACCACGTTTAGCTAGTTTAACTCTTCCACCTTTTTTATATGGTGTAGTACTCCAACCGTATTTAACACCGCTTCTTCCTCTAGTTCTGTGTCCTACAGGAACTTTTCTTACAAATCCTTGTGCAGTTTCTGCTCCGCCTCTCATACTTGGTGGAATCTGATTTCCTGCAGTCAATCTTCTCTCTGCTAGAATTTGTCCTGGACCTCTCCATACACCATCATCACCTTTAGCTTTGAATCTTGTTTGAAAATTTGAACTTGTATCAACTGGTTTTTTAATTGGGGCTGCAACTACTTTATTTGCACCAGGATACGTTGTTCCTGTTACAGCGTTTGCTGCTACTCTTGCAGCTGCACTTGAACTGTCACCACCTCTTCCACTGTCAACATCTGCTGCTGCAGTTCCTTTTCTTCTACCCATCATTGCTAGACCGCCTATTAAGGCTGCAGCTTTAAGTAATCTTCTATTTCGTTTTCTCGATTTTTTTGACATTATTTTTTGCCTCCATTTCTAAAAATCTGTGTACCCTTTATACCAAACATATGCGAGCACCAAAATTGGGAGTGTGAGAATGCAAAGTACGACCTCGTCCTTAATATCTTTGTCTCGAGATTCTAATAGTTTTCCCTGGTAAGCTTCCTCACCACGAGCTTGTCGTTCTGCATGTAATACCTGTGCATCAGACATTGCGATTTTTGCCTTCTGCCTGTTAGCATAAATTTTGCTTCCAGCAGAAACGGCTAATTTAATAGCACTGAACCACATACTACCACCAGCTAACTTTAGACTTTTTAGAAGCCAGCATTCTTCTTTGTCCACCAACTTTATTTACAACTGGTGCACCTTTAGGAATTTTAACTTCTACTGCTTTTCCATACCCATCACTATTGACATTAAATGTATTTGACATATCCGCTTTAGGCGTGTCAGACACAACTTTACCAACATAGTTTGGGTTGTTTTTTGTCCAAAATGTTTTTCCTTTTGACATATTTTTCTCCTGTTAGTTTCTTATACTATCTTCTAGGGCCTTTCAAGATCTTAACGTCTTCTTGTTTGATCATATCATTGATCAACTTAGCATCTTGAGACATGGCCTGTTTTTGTATCGATGTATCAGCTCTTAATTGAGCTAATTCTTCATTTTGAGCTAATTTCTCATCAAATTGATTTTGGCCCATTAATTGTTTAGATTTATCTAAATTAATCTTCTCTTGGCCTTGTTCACGCTTAACTGAGTCGTCCATAGCTCTTAAATCTAGTTCTCTTGCTTTTAATTTAGCAATTGGGTCGTTTCCAAACTCACCCATAATTTTATTTTCTTCATTTCTGAATTCTTCCGTCATTTCAGCAATTAATTTTGCTTTTCTAGACTCTAATTGCATAGACATAGTAACAATTTGTTGTTGAACCTGTGGATCTTGCTGCAACATTGGATTTTGCTGTACCATTTGTTGCATTTGTGTCAATTTCATAATTTCATCTCTAAATTCTACTTCTAATTGCTCTTGTGCCATTAAAGAAATGTGTTCAAAAATATTTTTTTCTAATGCAGCCATAACTGGAGGTGAATTTCGTGCAATATTAGTCGCCATAAAGTTTAAATGGGTTGTAATGTGCGCTTGATGGTCTTGTCCTTTGAAAGCTTGGAATGGTTTTCCACTCATTGCTAAAATATTTTCAGCTGCCGGGTCCATTGGTTGCGGCTGTTGCGGTGGTGGTAAAATTTTATCAATATTTTTTACACCAATCGCATTATACATCGCATAGTATGCTTCATACAAGTTATGCATTTGCGGATTTGACATTGCAAGTTGTAATTCTGTCTGCGCCATTGAAATTCTTTGTGATTGAGAAAAAATATTTGGATCAGCAATAGGTAAAATATCAACTTTTTCATCAAAATCTGTTTGTTTAACATTTCTTTGTCCACCAACTACATCATATGGATACTCTGCAGGTAAATATTGTTTAAAAACTCCTGCCAATAATTGAAATTCGCACTTCATCGCCACAAACAACCTTTTATGGATGGCTGACATGACTCTTGAACCACGTTCTAAGAGAGCAATGGTCGTACCAACAGCTGCTTGTTGGTTGCCGTCTCCGACCTGCATGTCAGCTATGGCGGCAAATCGTTGTCCTGCCTGTACCACGATCCCCATCAACTGTAATAAAGTTGGTGAAGGTTCTTTAAATGGTAAAGGCATAAATGCATCCTTGATATTTCCTCCTGGTGCATCAACATCTCTAAATTCGCCGGGCTGTATAGCTTGTGCTTCGTCTCTTACACGTATTCCACGTTGCTTAAATCCTGCTGGTAAATTACTTAAAGTTCCTGCGTCTAATAATTGACGTAGTGCAGTGGTTGCTGTTCTTGATAAACCACCGATCATATGAATTAAACCAAAACCATAAAACCCCATTCCAGGCAAAAATTTAAAATGAACAAAATAATCTATTTTATTTTTTTGCGGATCATCTATTTTATAGTTTCTTCTAATTGATAGTATTTGTCTTTGACCCATTTCAAGAGTAACAATGTAAGGAAGTTTAATTCCAGTTGCTTCTCCTGTTGAATCTTTGTCTTCAAACCCTTCTAGGTCTAAATCTGTGTGAATTTCTAAAACTGTAAAGATATCTTCATCTCTAGTTTTTTTAATCCCTTCTAACTCTCTTTCTTTTTTCTCTACTTCTGTTTCTTCATTGTATCCAGGTTTTAAATCTACATCCATATAGAATCCTGAAATTTGTTTTTTTCTTAAATCGTTCTCTGACATTTTAATTACATGAATAACTGCTTCTGCATCTTCTAAAGATGTTGCAGTGTAAGGCACAACTAAATCGTCAGCTGGAACAAATTTTGATACAGCTCTGCCTAAAAGCTCGTCGTAATAGACTTTCTTAAAAGCAGAGCCACTAAGAGGGAGATAAAAAAGCATTTGATCGAACTCGGGTTCATACTCTTTCATCACATCCATGAGCTGATAGTTCATGAATTCTTTAACTCTGTTTGATTGGTCTTCTCTTGCTCTATCTGCAAGTCCAACTATTTGAGTATGGACTGGACCAGTCGCCGGTAGTAATTCTTTGTAAGCCTG